TTACACGGCTAGCAGCGAAGAAATCAGCTTGTCTGGCACAGAGAACTGACCACGCTTGAGACGCAGCGGTACTACCCCTTCAATGGACTCGATCTTCTCCATCGGGTCGGCACGCAGGTAGACCTCTGTCGTCTGCATCTGGGCATGCCCGAGCCACAGCGACACCTTGCGAAGGTCTCCTGTCGCACGAAACAGAACCATAGCGCACGTATGCCGAAGCACATGAGGCGACACGTGCTTGTTCTTCAAAGATTGGCACTGCTGCGCGGCCGTCTGGACGTGCTGCTTCAGGACGAAGGCGAACCCCGCTCGGGTCATGGGCTGGCCCCGTGCGTTGACAAACAGTTCGGGTGTCGCCATATCGCCCCGCACCGCCATCCAGGAGCGTAGATCGGTTGCTGCCTGCTTCCACAGCGGGAGCGCGCGCTGCTTGCGTCCTTTGCCCGTGACGCAAACCGTAGGTGTTGGGCGTAGCGTCACGTCAGACAGTAGCAGGCCGGTCAGCTCCGACACACGCAGGCCCGCAGCAAAACCAATATGCATCATTGCACGGTCGCGGATACCGATGCGGGTAGTGACGTCGGGCGCATTCAATACCGCTTCCGTCTCAGTCGGGCTTAAGAAGCTGATGAGAGCTGTATCGGTCTTCTTCGCCGGAATGGCTTGAATGCGCAGGCTTTGCTCCAGTAATGCTGGCTCGCGGTATTCCATATAGCGCAAAAACGATTTGATAGCCGCTAGGCGGGCATTGCGCGTCCTGCCGCCGTTACCGCGTGTAGACTCCAGATCAGCTAGGAAGTCCAAAACCAACGATGCGTCGATCTGCTCCAGATAAAGCTTGGACGGCGTTACCTTGTAGCGGGATGCCGCGTAGTCGAACAGCAAGCGGAAGGTGTGCGCGTAGCTGTCGCAGGTATGCGGGCTGGCGCCGCGCTCCAGCGGCAGCCTCTCGCGCAAGTAGGCGGTGATGTGTGGGGCAATAGGGATCATGGTGCGTCTCCTTGCAAATATGTGTCGCAGGCATCAGCAATATCGCGCATCAACTGTGGCGTGCTGTCCAGATACCAATAGGTGCTGGCGACGTGGGCATGCCCGAGGTAGGTGCTTAACGCGAGCATGTGCTGGTCGGCGCGGTCGCGCGCCACGGAGCATGCTTGCAGCGCATTGACGGCGAAGGTATGGCGCAAATCGTGCAGTCGCGGTTGAGGGCGGCCGGCCGGTGCACTGATTTTGGCCGCCTTCAGTACCGTTTTGAACGTCTCACAGGCAATCGGATAGTGCAGAGGATGCTTGCCGCGGTGCGAAATGAATAGGTGGTCGTCGGCACCGGCGACCCGCGTACGCAGGGTCAAGTATTCGTCGATGGCATCCACGACGCTGGGATGCAGGCAAACCAGGCGGCTCTTCCGGAACTTTGTCTCACGGATGACCAACCCATCCGGCGTAATGTCGCAAAGGCGTAGCGACAACGCTTCGGAAATCCGCATACCCGTTGCGGCCAGCAAACCGAATAGGGTGCTGTAGGTGTGCGGACGCAAGGAACCGCTTGGCCCGAGGCGTTGAGCCTGCCCGACGATGCGTATGATCTCTGCCGCACTGAACAGGTATGGCAAGCGTCGATGGCGTCGATGCCGGAATACGTCGGACGATGGCACCTCGTTGAGTTCATCCTCGGTATGAGCAAACCGCGCAAAACGGACCAATTCCTGGAGCCGGACGGCGCGTGTCGACTCCGTGCGCCCCAGTCCAGCCCAGCGAATCGCCGTCTCTGCGCGCACATGTATATCGCCGGACGCGAAACGTGCGTAGCTGGCCAAGTACGTTTGTGTCTTCTTCAGCTTGAAACCCGCTGCGCGACGTATGTTCAAATAGGTGTCGATACTCTTCAACATAGCCTGACTCCCGGCCAGGGTTGAACAACCTCCTTTAGCAGGTTGACGTCCACCTTGGCGTAGACCATCGTCGTCTCAACGGAGCTATGGCGTAGCAGGGCTCCGATCGCTGGCAGCGACATTCCATCGCGTAACATGGCGGTGGCCATCGAGTGGCGGAGCAAGTGCGCGCCACGGCTGGGCGCATTGATGCCGGTTCGGCGGACCGCTCGTACAACAGCGCGTCCTACCACTTGGCGCGTAATTGGAACAAACGGCGCAGTGGTGGTAATGAACACGAAATCACTGCTGAGCGTTGGTCGCCCATTCTTCAGGTAACACAGAATCGCATCACCGACTTCTTGCGGCATGGGTAATTCGACTTCATGCCGGTTCTTCCCGGCCACTCTCAGCATGCCCTCAGACCAGAGCAAGTGGTGAAACTGCAAACCGCTTACGTCGCTAGCGCGTAGCCCTAAGCGCGAGATCAGCAGCAGGATCGCGCGGTCGCGTACACCAAGCGGAGTTGATGTATCGCAGGAGGCGATCAGCGTTTCCACTTGGTCAGGCGGGATGTACTTCGGTAGGGTCGACAATCGCCACCGCGCCACTGTAGGGATGGTGAACTCAAGCCCTGGCGCACACTTGCCCCGTGCAACCAGAAAGCGCAGGAACATGCGCAAGGCCGTGGCGAGGTTCTTGGACTTCTCAGGGTGAAGCGGATTTACCTGTTGAAGAAAGTAAGCGCGTAGCGCTGGTGCCGAGTAGGTGCTTGGAGCTCCCAGCGTGCGTAACAACGTCATTACGGGCATGTGGTAGTTGGCCAAGGAAATGTCGCGCGTGCCACGGTGTGCCCGCATCCAGTCCCGGAATTCGGCGAACAGTGGGAATGCATCGACGCTGTCTTTCTTGGCTACTGGGCGAACCGCACAAATCTCTTCCAGAAAGCGGACATAGATACGGGCGCTTTGGTAGAGGTGGTGGTAAAGCCCGCAGGCGTAGCGCAGGCGATCTTGCTTGGCGAGGTGATCATGCAGCCTGACCAGCGTCGCCTGATCTGGCGGCATAGATCCCGTTCCGGACGAGTTGGACCATGTGGCGAACTGGACGGCACCTCGGACATGACGCCGGATCGTAGCCCGCCGATACCCGTGATCGGCAAGCCAGGCAATGAACCGATCAAGATAGGGGCCGGCGCTCCCGGCCCGATACCGAGCAATGATAGACGGGGAATTGAAGTAGAGAGCTAACATGCTGCCTCCTTGCAGGAATGCCCTGAAGGACGGCAGGATTATGAAAAGCAGATCAGAGCGGGGTGGTGCTCAAGGAAAGCCCAGTGAAACGGCCGTCACTGCCGTCCAACTTCAGACTACTCCGCATAACGTAGATCTTTCCATAAGAACAGGGAAGTCATTTAAGCCGCCAGCATCACCAGTGGCGATCAGAATCTTCCATGCGTGCTTCACTTTCCGAGAAGCAGTGGCGATCACCAGCTATCAAAAATCCTTGAGGTCGGCAGCGGATGCATTGTCGTCATGCGCAACGGCTCCCGCCCCGTGCCGCCAGATGTCGCCTTCCGCATCGCCATCACGCTCGATCTCGACCCGGCGCGCGTCGTCGCCGATCTGGAGGAGCAGCGGGAGAAGAACGAGAAGCGCAAAGCCTTTTGGCGGTCTTTTCTCTCGCGTGTGATCTGCATCGCGGCCTTGGCGATTCACACGCTGGCGTTACCGCTTTCCGCTACTTGCGGGAGCGGTCTGGGGCCGTATGGTGGAAGCCTTCGTCAACGTAGGCTGTGGCAGTTCGTATAATTTGTATTATGTTAAGTAAGCGAGGAAGATGGACGCTAGAACAAGCTCAACTGTTTAGGGCCATACTTCCACTCTTCAAACGCCTCCTCAAAGCGTTTATAACGCTCTTCCCGCGACGGATCACGCAAAGCTAGGCCGTAGAGCCTCACAACCTCAAACGAGTAACCAAGGGCCTGCAAAAGGCCCTTTTCTTTTGCCGCTCGTCGATACCATCGACGCCGACAAGCCTCGAACCGGCAAGCCCTGATCTGCCAATAGTGATGACGGTAGGCGGCCGCAGCTTCCAAAAAATCGACCAAAGCCCCTCCCAAGTCCTTCAGATCAAGACCGTAGACTAGCCCTTAGATCTAAGAAGAAAAACCCCCGAAAGCACCACAGGACAAGCAAACAGCCCCAAAATTGTTGCAATGTGTCTTAGTATAAGATTCTAGGCCGGCGCTTCGCGCCGGCTTGCGCCCTTCGTGCCTCAGGTACGCGCCGGCGCGAACGCCGAAACCATCAAACCCACAAGAACACCGCCAAAAACCGTCGGCCATACCCCGCCCCGCGCCGCCCTGTACTGCGCTTACATGAAACGTGCAAGCCTGTCCCTACGGGATTGGCCTTTCGGCCAACATTCGATCAAGACACGTCAGGAGGGTTTTCCTATGGAAGAAAAGGAAAACCCCCCATGTGTCGATAGCTTGGCGGCGGAAACACAAGGGGGGTTGGATGATGCTAGCGGCTTGCCCGTTAGACTAAACCGCTATTCGAGGGCACATTATCGTGCACTCGATATTGGAAATCATACCACACTCAAGACGATACTTCAAGGACTTCCAAAAAACTAAGAGAAGTGAAAACCTTCTAAATGAACCGTCAGCAAACTGACCAATCATCGCGCCAATCATCGCTTTTTTACGGGATACGGCCCACGCGGGGAACAGCTAAAAGAATCTGAAAAGCAAAAGCCCACGCCGTAGCCTACCGTAAAAATCGGCTTCGCCGACCGCTACATGATCGAATAACCGTTATTGGAACCGTACCGCCCTACTGTCTATAAGAAGGGGGTATCTGTTACGTAACAGGATCATTCCAAATTTCACCCAACCCGGCGGTAAAACAAAGGAATATCCGGATTTAGCTGTGTTTGCGGTCGCAGCAAAATTTTTTAATAGGGTATTGCATTTTCCTCTGAAAACTAAATACCCCCTTCCACAGAACGTACACGCTCAATAAACAACATTAGCACAATCTCAGTATTAGAACGCTCATCCTTCGATGAACGAAACCACGAAGGCAAGAAAGAAAGCCCTGAACTTGTCCCCGTGTCTTTTTGCTCGTCAAGACCCCCCAGGAGAACAACATCACCATCAACAGCCACTATTTCAGTACGCAACTCCCGCTTAATCAATGTAGGACTGTCATTAACGCCATTTGTTGTAGGCGAAAATTGACTTATTTGTTGCATAACCGATATTTCCGACGATGCAGCTTTTATAGTTGGCCTTAACTCAAATATCACGCCAGAAGGTTTATAAGTTACGTTCTGTATAGGCCTATTATTAGAATCATAACTAACCGATCCGAGTATCGGCGTTTCATTACCAACAGAAAACCGGGCAGAGGAACCAGATTTAACGCGAAGCCTTGGAGATGTCAAAACCTTAAACCGACTATCACCTGACAAAGCGGAATAAATAGCCGAAACGTCAAAACCACCTAGAGACAAACGAGCAAATACATTACTTGAATCAGAAGCACCAGCCGCAAGATTTATTCCAAAACCAATTTTACTTTTTATAAACGACGCTATGAGATCAACAGCCGACCCATTTGTTTCAGTATTTTGAACTTCAAGAACAACAGCTTTAACCAACAACTCCGCAGATGGTATATCTACCTGTGCAACAAGTTTTTTGAACCGTTCTATATCCTTTTCAGAGCCTTTAAATACAATCACATCTTGATCTATAGATAACTGACGATTTAAACCTGAATTTGCGTTATCTAACGACCTTTGGCCCCCCTGCCCTAACTGCCCCTGACCTGAAGAAAAAGAAGGTGAAGAAAATGAGGATGAATCAGATAACTCCGAACTTCCCGATATCTGATTAAAAGACACGGCACCGCCACCACGCTGCACGAAGGAACCGGGCTTAAACAGCGATTCTACAAGAGGCATTAAATAAGTAACCGAACGATGCAACGGCCTATAAAAAAACACTTCCTCTAAAAACTTGTCTACACCTTTTCTGACAACTATAACCCCCCTCTCCTCTTCAATTCTATACCCCCTTAATTCTAGAACCCTGTGCAATTCTTTCTCAATGTCTAATTCGGATATATCACGAAGTACCAAAGTAAATGTTTCACCATCTGAAACTACAGGAGCATCAAGAATATAGGACTTACGCAACAACTCACCATATACAACTCGCAAGAAATCAGGCAAAGAAACTTTCTGCAAATCCACAGAAAACCCAGCAGCCCAACACGTCGCCGACCAGAAAAAAAGAAGTAGAAAACGTATCATGGCTTTAATCCTTGAAAATTACGCCTATCCGGCATAGACGGGCCCGACCATCTGGTAACAATGGATTTATCCGGCAACAACAATTCAATTTCAGCAGGAGTCATTTTAACAACAGGAGGATCAGTTAAATATCGTGTTTTTCCACTTCCATCAGAAAGCATATATGTCCGCATACCACCATAATTAAAAAAACCAACTAAGACCCATCTATCAGACACACCATCGTCACGTTTTTTTTCTGGATTAACACCCGGCGACATTTGTTTTGCATCATTTGTTATTACAGAATTTTTAACCTTTGGCTCTGAGTGAAAAAACCCCCACATCCACCAAGCCGCAACAGCAAGCCATAAAATAGCCAAAGGAATAACCAATCGGAATAATTTACTACTGAATATATTCCCCCTTTTATCGGCCCTTTCTTCTTTTGGTGTAACCCCGTCTTGATTTTGAGAATGAGATTTATAAAGCGGAAATATAGCCGGATCGTATTTTCTATTTATTCCACCCTCTATTAAAGAACGTCCTGTTTGTGTACGTCCAGCAAAAATACTTATTACGTAACGATCCCGCATTCCCATGTCAACATGCTGGCGCATAAGGTAGGACTTTTCTACCGTCGCACGTACTGACCTGTGCAAATCGCCAATGTCCTGCACTATCAGAACAATGTCACAACACTGACCACTGTCTGCGTGCACAAAGTGGCGATGCATGCGGAAAAAAGCCAAGTGATAGGGCGGCAGCTTCTCCCCCTGTGCATAGAAGCGCCAGCACTCATCTATGATAATCAGATCACCACCACGAACCACAAAGGACGCACGCCATGCCTCTATTTTTTTCTTTAGCTCTGACCTTACCGCTTCATCTGTGCAAGCCGCCAAGGCTTTTGCATATGGGTTTTCAGAATCTTCTTTGGGAAAAAAATTAGCTTTATGTAAGTCTGAATGATCTACAGAAATGATTTCACCAAAACCAGACCGAGACGCCTTTAATACCTCTTCACAATAATTTGCAATTAAATCGACATTAAGCCCGGTTATATTCGTGACAATTCTTCTCCCTTTTGCAAAGTTAGGAAGTATTACATTCCTAACGACCTCAAAACTTTTTCCATGCCCTTGCAAACCTGTATAGACAAACTGTGCCATGTCTTTTTACCTATTTATTAGGACATCTCAAAACCGCAGCCAAAAAATAAAAAATTACCCAGTAATCTTATAACCGGGCTTCGCCCCTTCGCACATTTTAAGCCAAAGAAATTAATTCTGTTATGTAACTGAATTTAACCAATAACCGGCAAACGACGAATTAAGAATCTGGCAACATATGCAGAAATAACAAGCGGCAAAGCTAAATCTATACGGAATAAATCAAGGAAAAACCAAACACCCGCCGGTATAGCTGAAAAAATATCATTCAACGAAGAAGAACTTATAAACCCTCCAAGGAATGAAACAGCCAAAGGCACAAGAAGCAAGAGCAACGCATAAAGACCTGAAAACACTAAAAACTTAACAACAACATCACGAACAAACCAACCCAAAGCCCAACCTAAAATCTGCCACATATCACGCCCTCAACACAATAAATAAAGCCACAATAAACCAAACCGCAACCATTATGACACTAAACAAATTACGGTTATCCTCGGCGATCAAACAATGAGAATCCATATAAAGCCTATTCTCATAACCATATAAATCAATGGAAATATCCATAACAGGACAAACAGAAAGATGCGGCGGAATTCGCCAACTCAACAACGAATCAAATACACCAGAAAAAAAAGAGGTATCCATAAAAGAAGAATCAGGAACAGCCGGATCATTTATAGAAGCCCCCGACATATCTAGCAACCTATCCACCTGCTCTTTTGTACCCTTATTCACTGTTTCGGCCGCAGAAGCAGCCTCACCTACCCTAGCATAATCAGTTGGAAGATTTATCGTAACATTCTCACCACCAACACTATTATTAGTAACAGACATACTCAAATGCGGAGCAAATTCATAAAAATTATCTATGGAAGTTCCAGACCTACCCTCCTCAACGACCTGACCGGGCGAACCATCACGATTAAAAGTCATTTGACGAAAATTAACAACATTTTCCCGCCCAGTATCAGTAACAGACTGCAATCGCACATCCCCATCAACAATTCCAACATCTACACGAGAATTACGACCACCTGAAACAGTACCATTAAATATTAAGTTACTAGGACTAGAAAGCTGCGACAACTCTTCTTTCGACCAATCTGGATCATCCTTATCAGCCACAAAACCACCGTCCTTATACATAAATCTTTTTATTCCATCTTCCGGTTCAGTTACTACCGGCCTAACTAAAGCAACAGTTAAAGGCGGATCAACACTTTCAATATGCCCATTTCCATAATCAGCATTTTGAAATACATAAGGATGCAAAAAATAATATGTTCTACCATCCTTAGCAACCTGAATAATAAAACCGGATTGACCATCGTTCAAAAAATACAAACTAGCGATAACATTATGACCATTTGGGCAAGAATCATCTATAACACTCTCATCTAAATAACAAGGCTTATAAAACGAATAGACTGCATTGCATTGATTTATAAAATCAGATAAAGAATCATAGATACCATATTCTAACTCATGCCGCAAACCATCAGTACTAGAATACTCAGTCACAACACAAAAACGGTTAAAATCTTTTCCATTATAAAACTCAACTTTTCCAGCCCAATTATATAAATTTACACGAGTATTATAGCTTGCATATTCATCTGGAAAAACAGGCGGAGGCACAGGTTTAGCAGTTGTTACGGGCAAAATATATTCTTCGATTACTTTTCCAGAATAATCACGAACACCTAAAGATAAACTCTCAAGAGCTTTAAACAATAATCCTCCCGGCCCAGAATATAACGTACCAAGCCAACTATCATTTTCTTCCGCAAAATATAACCTAGCCTCATCTACAAGACTTGGATAAGCCCAACGAACCACAGAACCCATAAAATGCTCAACACCATTCTTAACAATAACGCCCGCTGGATTAGCAGAAGAATTAACCCCAAAATGAACAACCAGAAAAACAAGAAGAAAAAACAATACAAATCTCTTATTCATCTGAAAACCCTTTCACAACCACCCAACCCAAAAGCATTCCGAACGCAAAAAAGGCAAGATACCAATAACCGGCGCTAGTCATTTCAAAACCTCAAAAAAAGGCGACTACAAAGAGCCGCCCTTTTAAATCAGACATTGCAGATAAACCAATCAGCGACCACCGCCGAGCCGTGCAAGAATGATTTGAACCCCCTTGACGATGACGTACACACCCGCCAGACCCCCACCGATAAGCAAAATAGCCGCGGTAACGGGCGACCAATCAATCTGCGACGTCATGCCCGAGAAATCAGGCGCAGTTTGCGCCAAAGCCGGAAAAGCCGCGAACAGCGTAGCGAAAGCAGCCAGAAGAAAAGCATTGAAACGCTTAAACATTTTGAACCCCTTTACAGGAAAACCCGGGAACTGCCCGGACAGTTTTAGGAACTTCGCCCTAAATCGAAAATTCTTTACCTCTGGTTAAGCACATAGTAAATAAGGATATCTACGCACTTTACGATAAGATAAACGCCAGCCAGACCCCCGCCAATAAGAATGACATTAATAAATACAGGAAGCCAATTTACCTGATCCGTCATCCCGGAAAAATCTGCTGTAGCTTGCGCCATAGCAGAAGAAGCAAGATTAAAAAAGAAAGCAGCCAGAAACACAAAAAATATCCGGTTAACCATTTTAAGCCCCCAACAAAAAATCTTTTTTTTGGTTATTAAGCTGTTTGAAATTTACAGCCAAACTCCAAAAAGAAGAATTCTCAACCTGTTAACTGGCCTTTCGGCCCTTCGCAATTAAATTATGCTTATATCTAACAATAAATATATTACATCCAACCACGCCGCCTATAATCCAAAAACCTTTTTTTCAACCTACGCTTTGCAACCATACCTTCCTCATAATCGAAAAGAGAATAATTATTTGGATTTCCTTTTCTATATTCTTTCAAAGACTTGTCAATCTCTTCATATGCATCACGATCAAACTGGATCGAATCAGCAAGCAAAACCCCTAAAATTATATTAATCCCTTTTTGTATAAAAAGAACGGAAACCAAACCACCACCAATAAACAATATAGCAACAATAATCGAAACAAAATCAATATAAGCTAAAAGGCCAGAAAAGACATTCATGCTAACCCCTCTTGAGAAATTCGAGGATACTCCCTACGGATTTTGATAAAGCGTAAAAGAAAATCACCGTGGTAAATGCGAACATTGTGCCCGTCAAAGCTACATGCAAGTCGAATGGCTCATTAATAACCGATCCAATACGCGACAATTCAAGCGATAACGCTGTATTTGCAGCTTGGAGTGCAGCAACCTGACCATATAACCCAGAAAAATCACCTTCAATACCGCCAGAACCAGCTAACTGCAAATACTCTTCACCGTACAAAACAACGAACTCACAAGAGGAAACAGGGCTAGAAGAATCAACCGTTAAAAATTGCTGATTACCCTGTTTAACCAATTGCAAGCACTGGGCCATTAACCTTTGCCTTTTTCGTTACGTTGTAACGGAAACCCTGTCTGATTCCAGTTTCTGTTACATAACGCAAAGCGCAATAGTTCCCGGGTAACCTGCCCTTCCGTCAAATCGAAATCCTTTGCAAAACGCCTAATCGTCGCCGTCATCGTTTCGCCAGCATCAACATTTTGATGACGCTTACGAAAAGCGGCTTGACGTTGCGCATTTGTTTTTGCATCCGGCTTTCTTGAGCGGCCTACTGGACGAGCAATGCCGGGAAGTGGCAGCGTGGCATCTACTGCTGAATTTCGTTTCATCCCGAACCCCCAGCAATCCAACAAACATCGTTTTGACTGGATATCCACATGCTGCAATCAACCGTAATGCCGCAAGACAGATCAAGCATTGACCACGCAGACTTGATAGCCTCTGGCATCGAGGCACCACCAAGCCAATGCTTTTGAACAACTGGAGATTTCAAATCCCTGACGTGCCAGTAGCGTTTTTTCTCTGACGTAGAGGAATCAAATGTTTTCGCAAGGTACTTTGTTAGATATGACGCCAGCTTATTTGACTTCCACTCGCGCCCAGTGTGACCCCAGCGCTTACGATCTGGGTTTGTGACGTCAACATTGCCCGGAGTTGAACTGCCAGACTCAAAACCTGAACCCCCCAGCGCCTTATACCAAGCGGCGCGCAGAAACTTGACACGCTGATAACCTTTTACCGCGCAATGAATGTGATACGCGCCACGCTCCTGCTTCTCAAGGACGGCCACATACTGCCAATCTGGAACCCCGTCCGTACCGCGCCAGCCCGAGCGAACCAAGCGCAGAAATTTTTGGAAATCCGCCCTCACCTGATCCCGATCGGTTTGGTTTTCGCGGTACGTCAGGGTAAAAAGCCGGTCAGCCTGCATAGTCTTGCAAAGCCACCGAATATTCTGTCTTGCACGACGCACAGCACGCGCATGGTTTCGCTGTGCCTTTTCTTCTGCATCTTCTTCTTCACGCTCAATGCGCGGATACATCCAAGCAGAATTGGTAGCGCATCCATCCATACAAGCTTGTATGGAATCAACGTCATTGAAGAAAGGGCGAACAACCTTTAGCACAGCTTCAAATTCCCCACTCGGAAATTCTCGCAAATTGATGTAGTAATTCCGCTCTTGATCTATTAAAATTTCGCTCATACCAGTCATCTACTGCCTTAGTTGATCGGTTAGAAACCCCCAAGACTTGCCCTGTTTTGGGGGTTTCGCTTTTGTGCTAGGCCGATTTGGCTTCCTTTTGAGTCGGAGTAACAACAGACTGCGGCTTGACGGCCTTAAAACCACACATCACACCGCCGATAGCGTCATCACTGAAACCACGGCCAGCACGATACGAAATCATATAGTCCCCGGGCTGAACCCCTTCCGGCGCAAGGGATTCGGGGACACGGAGCGTCCCAACATCAACTACACCGTTTTCCATATGCAAAATGACTTTGCAAATATTGGTTTTGACTTCACGAGGCGCTCCGCCAGCCTTATTGTTGTAAAAAGCGCTTTTCAGCTCAGAGCCGATGACAGTAATCCTAGATTCCATGACACTTTCCTTTTCGTTATGTAACGAGAATTGACAAAGGAGCAAACAGCCCCCAACCTACGAACGGCCCGAAAGCCAACAGAAAAAGCCGGAAGCACCGGCAGAGAGACCGGCAATAGCCGGGAAACCTTGGAGATTGCGTAATGCCTTGGGATTTGATAGCCGCTGTGATCGCGCTTGCACTTGTCATAGCTGCAATGCTGGCCTTGATCTTTGGACGATTGGGCCAATCGAAACGAATAATGCCAGCGTACTACTACGAAGAAGATACAACGGCAGAGCCTGTACAAGCTGCACCGCCGCAGTACTACGCGAAAACCCCCTTGACACAACCCGAACAAATATTGTTCATGCGACTTACAGAAGCCTTTCCGGACAAGATCACACTTGCGCAAGTAGCAATGCCCGCCCTGCTCGGAATCGAACAATCCAAAAACGATTGGTACAGCCACTTCAACCGCATCCGTGGCAAATACGTAGACTTTGTGGTATGCCGAGCGAATTTTTCCGTAGAGTGCGTGATAGAACTGGATGACAACAGCCACAAGCGTTACGACCGCATTGAGTCCGACAACTTGAAGAATGTTGCCTTTCGAACTGCCGGGCTTCCCCTCTTCCGGTGCAATGTCAAAAGCATTCCGACAGTTGAACAACTGCGGCAATGGCTGGACAACACGGCGGAGAAGTAGCAAACTAAACACACCTGACCTATAGACAAACAGCTATAGGCACGAATTTACATAGATGTATATCTATAGTCAACTACCCAAGGAAGAAAAATGCAAGCCCTTGCCGACTACATCAAGACCGCAGCCAATAAAGCCGGTAGCCTGTCAGCACTAAGCAGACTTCTTACAATGAACCAACCAGACATAAGCAAAGCCGCCAACGGCAGAGGACGTATCCCCCTAACAGCAGCCGTACAACTAGCCGACTACATCGAAGCCGACCCTCTGGCCGTCATATCCGCTAACGAACTCGTTACGGAACGGAAACCCGAAAAGCGCGCCTTCTGGATGCAGCACGCCAGAGCCGCTAGCATTGCGCTAGCTTGCGCAGTTGTCACAAATTTTGTGACACCCTACCCCGCCGAAGCCGCCGAAAAGGCAGACAGGGCAAGAATTGATGTTATATCAATAACGCAATCAATTTGTATTATGTAA